GTCGATGATGTGATAGCTGCCTCGGCTCTGGTAGACCCACAGAGTGAAGCGAGGTACTACCAACGACTTCCCCCGAACCTCCTCGCCCTGCCAGGCTTCCACGGCAAACGGCGTCACCGGCTTGTCTGGAACCGACCCGCGTTGAAACCACTTATCTGCGGGGAGGAGGGAGGCGAGGGTGGGGTCCTCAGTCAGCAGATGATGCATGGCTTTCCTCATGAAACCGGCCCTCCCGGGAAGCGCTTTTCGAGGATCTTCTGGAAAGTGTCCATGACCTGAGGCCCGAACTCCTCGATTGTTGGCATAATGATCGCGTATTTGCCGGACCAGCGCGTTTCAAGATAGATGCCGTAGGGAACTTGATGGAAAAGCACGATGAATCGCGTCTTTCCTTCCTTGCCGCTCCTTGCCGCGAGCCCGTTTCTTGCGTTGCTGGTCTGATCCTCCCACGGAGCGTTGAGCTTCGCGTGGTTTTCCATCTTCGGCTCGTAGTAATTGAGCGTCAGGGCAATGATCCCGTCGATGACGTGAGGCAAAGCCTTCAGCGTCGGCGTGAGAGTGTCCTCTTCCAGGGTGAGCCGGGCGAATTGCTTGCCGCCCTTGGCTGAACCACCTGTGTTTCGGAGCCGAGGCTTAGGAGGCATTACGCCTCACCGAGGTATTTCACCTCGCCCTTGCGTTCATACGACGACTTTTCATGCACGAACAGCACCTGATACCGACGGCCGAGGTCGACGAAGGTGTCCCAGCGCATGAGGTCCGCGTTCCATTCCCCGAGGAGGACGTAGTCAGGCTGAACAGCCTCCCCTTCCAGCGTCTCGCGCAGCGGACTCATGTTGCCCTGCTGAGGAATCAGACGCATGCGCTGGGCATCGACTGGGGTCTCCTCTTCGGTGTACCCTCCGGCCCCGTTGCTTGTGCGCGTGACGCGGTTGAGGACAATGTCCTTGAAGTCCGCGTTGATGAACTCCGTGGTGTTCGCCCGCAGAATGGCGAGCTCTTCCGCCTGGATGGTCATGGGCGTACGATCGCCCTCGTGCGAGGCCGGTTGGCCAACGGGTCAACATCGTTGTCCTCGGCAACTTCACCGTCGCGAAGTGACTTGGAGAGTTTGAGAGCGTTGTCCAGGAGACCGCTCATCTTGCGGCTGCTGCCGCTCTCCGAGATGTCGACCATCTTGCTGTACGTGGTGGCCTTCGTGGTCCAGACGTCGGCCGCTGCCAAGTTGAGCGACGAGGCTTGGTCGATGTACCGACCGATCTTGGCGTCATCCCAGCCGTTGCTGTCGTCCGGCTCTCCGATGAGGTCCCGGACGTAGGCGATCTCTTCAGTCGTTGCCATGAGCTACCTTCCTTCCGGGGAGGTGGCGAGGAGACCGAGCAGGCCAACAGGTGGAAGCCTCCTCGCCACCGTCTGTGTTACTCCGGCGCGTCCGCCTCGTCGTCCTCGGTCAGGCGCTCGGCGAGTTCCGCCTTCGTGCCGGACGAGGACATCGGCTCTTCGCCCGCGTAGTCGGGGTCGCCGTCGCGCATCTCGTTGCGCTTGGCAATCTCCGCGACCAGCTGATCCTTCGACCAGTCGGAGTACTGCTTGGACGCCAGCGACTCGTCCGCGAAGGCTCGCGGGCTGGTGAAGTCACCGGGAACGTCGTTGCCACCGGCACCCAGGCCGACGCCCTGCTGCTGCTGCGCCCCGATCGCCGCCGGAATGGGCTGAGAACCCGTGCCAGCGTTGGGGTCGGCCTCCGGCCCACCCTGCGGTTCTGCAGCCGCACGCTCGGCGTCCGCCACCCGGGACTCGTACTCGTCGTACGACCAGAACGGCGCTCGATCGGTGTCCGCCTGGGGGATGTTCATCATCGCCGCGTTCCGTCGCAGGCTCACGACGTCCCAGCGACCACGGAGGTACTCGTGGTCCTCCGGCGACAGCTTCTCCGAGATGTTGATCTCACGAGACATGTTGCACTTTCCCTTCTATGGTGTCGACCAAAGGGGCCGCCCGTGTGAGAGCGACCCCTTTGGTTGCCGGAGGCTCCTACGCGAACTGGGCCGGAGGAGCGTACGAGGCGTTCGCCGTGATCTGCATCACGACACCCGCGCCGCGCTGCCGGATGCCGGTGCCGAACCCGCGCTGGTAGTACGAGTCCTGCAGCGGGTAGTCCGGGCTCCGACCCTTGACGATGCGGAGGCCGCGAAGTTCCTGCCGAGCGTGCTCGCGGATGCCGATCGGGTTGGTGAGCGACTGGTCGCCGCCCGTCGCGAAGCCGACGACGTAGCCCGCCGGGATGTAGTCCTCCACGACGATCAGGAAGTCGCCGTACGAGCCGATGACGTCCAGACCGCGGAAGGTGCCGCCCGGACGCGAGCCGACGATCTGGGTGCCCGTCAGGAAGATCTGCGGGATCATGAACGTCGCTTGGTTCGTGGCCGGGATGAAGTCGTACTTCGCGGTTCCGCCGTTCGGCGGGGACCGGAAGGTACGGATCACGTCGCCTTCCTGCTGGTTGACCAGCAGAACGAGCTCCGCGCCGTTGGCCTTGGAGTAGCCGTGGTGCTGGAGGTTCGTCATCACGGTGTCGACGTCACCGCTGTCGATCACCGCCGCGCCGGACGTGAGGTAGTGGTTGTGCGTGCCGTCGAAGGTGTTCGACTTGTACTCCGGAGGAACCGTGCCGTCGGCGTTGTAGAACGCATAGACGGTGTACGGGCGGTTCCTGATGTCGACGTCGCGGTTGACGTTCGAGAACAGGGTCCGCATGACCTCGTTGAAGACAAGGCGGTTGTCGGCTTCGAGGACCGACTGGTGCACCGACTCCACCTGAGCGGCCGTCGCCTCGGCGAGGTACTTCCAGGTGAAACGGGTCGCCGTGTCGTACCACTCGAAGTCGAAGCCCATCTGGAAGTACGACGAGGTCGGGCGCATCGACTTCGGAACACCGAACTCGGACGCGATCTCGAAGTCCTCGCCGCCGCCGAACTGCGGGACGGTGACGGTGGGCTGGTCGACGGTGTAGGTCAGGAACGAGACCAGCGTGTCGCGCCGAGCGTTCTGAACGTTCAGCGTGGCCTGGAACTCGGCCCAGATGTTGTTGAGGGGAACGCCGTCCACCGTCTCGGTGATGACGTCGCCTTCGGTGTTGTAGCCCCGGTCACCACCGGCGATCGCCGTGACGAGACCCAACTGCTTGCGCAGGCGGGAGTCGCGCATGACGTCGACGTGGCCCGGCGCGACCGAGCCGTACTCGTGGGTGTTCGGGAAGTACAGGAGGTCCTTGCTCTTGACAACGGAGAGCTTACCCATGATCAGCTCCCCACCCGGACCACGAGTCGAGTCGCCTCGACGGTGTGTCCGATCGGCTTGTCGGTGTTGGTCGTGTTGATGGCACCGGCAGCGGAACCGTAGTACGAGGTTCCGGCAACGATGCCAGCGTGGTTGACGTCCATCTCGACGATCTCGCCGTCGGTCATGACGTCGACGGGCTTGCCCGCGCGAATGACCTTCGTCAGAACGAGAACACCCTTGACGCCGCTGTTCCCCGCACCCTTGACGACGCGGCCCTGGGCGTCCAGCCCTACCGCGAAGACCTTCTCGAGGTCCGCCTCCAGCCAGTCGGCCGCGAGGGGTGCGCGGAAACCGCCGTCGATGGGGTCGTACTTGTCGTAACGAGCCACTGCGGTTTCACCTGCTTTCGTTTGCTCTGAGGGACTTGAGACGCTCAGTGGGTGTTGAGCGCCGGATACTTCTGCCGGAGAGAGGCTTCGTCGAGACCGTTGCCGGTCCCTCCCTTTCCGCCTCCGCCGACGTTGGAGCCGCTGGAGCCTTGGCCGCCGGAGCCGCCCTGACCGCCCTTGCCTCCGCTGCCGCCCTTGTCGTCGTTGGCGGACTTGACGAGGAAGGTCTTCTCCTTCGCCAGCTTCTCCGCCGCCTTCTTCAGTGCGGACTTGTCGACGTTGCCTTCGGCATCGATCGCCTCGCTGAGGTCGACCTGACCGAGCGCCACGTCCGGGTCGTGCCAGCTGAAACCGTCGAGACCGAGGAAGGCGACCTTTGCCTTGAGCCCCTTGTTCTCTTCGGTCAGCTGGGAGACGGCCTTCTCGAGCTCGGGCAGCCGCTTCGCGACCTTCTCCTGCTCGCTGAGGTCCTTCTCCTCCAGTTCCTTGAGCTTCGCGAGGGCCTGAGCCGCATTGCGGTCCGCCGCCTTCATCCGCTCCAGAACCTTCTCGTACTCGGCCTTCGCGACCGTGTCCGAGTTGTTGCCGCCAGCACCTTCGCCGGATCCGCCGGACCCGTCTCCGCTGCCGCCGTTGTCTCCGCCTTGGCCCTCAGAGCCGCCTCCAGCGCCGCCTTCGCCGGAACCACCGGTTCCGCCGTCGTCGTTGCTGGGGTCGTCGGGAGACGCGCCACCGATCAGGTAGAACGGCGAACCGTCCCGCCTGTAACCCAGGGGAGTCGTGAACCTTCCGAGGCCACGCGCTTCCAGGTCGTTCACTGCGGATTCGCTGAGCCTCTGACTCACGATTCCCTCCAAGTAGTTGGTCTGCTTGGAAGACATTCTACACAGAATCCCAGCGCGCGAAAGTTGCCTCACGCACCGAAGTCTGCGAGCTTCTTCTCCATGAATGAATCGAAATCTCCGCGAGCCATTTTGTCAATGAAATCCTCGGTGCCAATGGTCACCGTCGTGATGAAACAGAGGCACTGAGGGTGCGGCTTTCCCGGTACATCTCCAGTCTTGAATACGCCCGGATCCCCACCGCGATAATGGCTACGATCTGCGTAATCGTTGCACTCATCAGGACGAGGATGGCTTCCGGACAGGTGCCACTTGAACCCCTCTGTCCACGGATCGCCTTTTCTGAGGTCGATCTGGGTGCGGTGGAAGGCATTGTTGATCTCCGTTCGGGCCAGTCGCATCGCCGCATACGAGACACCGCCCGGTGTCGTCGGGAGAATGAGGGATTTGACGACGTCCGCGAGCTCCTTTGCCGAGAAATTGAGGAGAAGAGCCCGATTGATCGCCTTATCGACCTGCTTCTGGGCGAGAGCCCGCGAGTAATACACCTGACGGGACAGAGGGATGCCGTTCGCACCGCGAGAAATGACATTCTGAACGGCTTCTTGCGCCTGAATCCGCATGGCAGCATCGAACGACTCGTGCCGAACACCTGCCGCCTCGAAAAGAACCTTGTTGATGGCGATCTCAGCCTCAGCCGCTCCCTCTGCCGCCCGCTGCATCCCGAGGTTCGTTGCCTTTGACACCGACCCCCA